ATCCGGTCCGGATGCATGGGTCATCCCCATGCATCCGGACCGGATGACGGTTGAGCAGAATGAAGACTTCTCCATCAAGTATACCTACCGGCGACCGAACAAGTCCCCGATGGTTCTGTCGCAAGACCAGGTATTGCACGTCTGCGGGCTGACGTTCGATGGTGTTACCGGGGTGTCGCAGATCACTTACCAGCGGGACACCATCGGCCTCGCGATGGCCGCATCTAGATTCGGGGCGAAGGTGTTCGCCAACGGCGCGAAGATGGGCGGGTTCCTGATGACCCCGGCCCGGTTCAAGGATCCAAAGCGAGCCGATCAACTCGCGGCGGACTTCGACGACAAAACATCCGGCGAGAACGCGCACAAGACCGTCGTCCTCGAAGAGGATATGAAGTGGGTAAAGGCGTCGATGACCTCCGAGGACGCGCAGTATTTGGAGACGCGGAAGTTCCAGCGGCAGGAGATCGCCGGTATCTTCCGGGTGCCGCCCCACAAGATCGGCGACCTTGAGCGGGCGACGTTCACGAACATCGAGCAACAGGCGATGGAGTACGTCCAGGATTGCCTGATGTCGTATCTGGTCCGGTGGGAACAGGCGATGAATTACTCCCTGCTAACGCCGAGGGAGCAAGGGAAGTATTACTTCGAGTTCCTCGTGGACGGACTTCTGCGGGGCGACATTTCGTCGAGGTATACGGCGTATCAGACCGCCATCAACGAAGGGATCATGTCGCCGAACGAGGTCCGCGCGAAGGAGAACATGAACCCCCGCGGGGATGGACTCGGGGATCGGTACATGAGGTCCGCGAACACGGTCCCGGCGGATACGCCGGTGTAGGCGCCGAGCGCCCCGAAGAAACCCGGGAACGGAGACGGGCGCGACCTGCCAGACGACGGAGAGGACATGGAGGCCGACAATGCGTAACCGCTGGTACGAAATACAGGCGAAGGACGAAACCGCGACGATCTACATCTACGACGAGATTTCCTCGTGGGGCATCACCGCGTCGCAGTTCGTGAAAGACCTGAACGTGGTCAAGGCGAAGTCGATCTCGCTTCGGCTAAACTCTCCCGGCGGGAATGTGTTCGACGGCATGGCGATCTACAACGCGCTGAAGAATCATCCGGCGAAAATCACGACCGAGGTCGACGGGCTTGCGGCGTCGATCGCGTCGATCATAGCGATGGCGGGCGAGGAAATCAACATCGCGGAGAACGCCTTCTTCATGATCCATAACGCATGGGCGCTCGCCATCGGGTCGTCCGGCGAGATGTCGAAGATGGCGGAGACGCTCGACAAGATCGACACGCAAATGGAGAAGGTGTACGCGAAGCGCACGGGTCAGGACCAGGCCAGGATACGGCAGATGATGGCGGACGAAACGTGGATGAACGCGGAAGAGGCGAAGGAGTTCGGATTCGCCGACAGAATCGGCGATCAGATAGCGGCGGCGGCGTGTGCATCGTTCGACCTGACGAAGTTCCGCAATGTGCCGGGGAACCTGAACGCGGGAGGCGAGAGGGCAGAACCGGGGACGGAGCGCGAACTGGAAAAGTACCTGCGGGATGCAGGAGCGAGCAGGGCGGCGGCGCACGAAGCGGTTGCGAAGGCGCGGAGGATCTATCAGCGGGATGCGGAGGAACCCTTCGTGAAGGAAAAAGTAATGGCCGGGGAACTCATAAATCTCTTTCGGGCATAGCCCGGGAAAGGAACCAACCGTGGAGAAAATCCTCGCGGAACTGAAACAGGCTTTCGAGGACTTCAAGAGGGCCAACGACGAGCGGCTGAAGGAGATCGCCGCGAAGGGGCACTCCGATCCCCTCCTGGTGGAGAAGGTCGAGAAGGTCAACGCTCGGATCGACGAGTTGACCGCGCTCAAGACGCAGATCGAGGCCGGGATGCAGAGGGTCGAGCGTTTAGCCCTTGGCGGAGGCAACGGGCAGTCCGAAAAGGATGTCGTCAAGGCCGAGCACAAGAAGGCGTTCAACGCCTTCATGCGCAAGGGGCAGGAGCAGGGACTTCGGGACCTCGCGATCAAGGCGGCCCACGAGGACATCAACATCACGACCGACAACGAAGGCGGGTACGGCGTCCCGCAGGAACTCGACCGGGCCATCGGGATGCTGCTTCTGAACGCCTCTCCGATGCGGCAGGTGTCGACCGTCATGCGGGTCGGCGCCGGGTACACGAAGCTGTTCTCCACCGGCGTGGCTGCCGGAGGGTGGGTGGCGGAAGCCGGTGCGCGCGCACAGACCGGCGCTCCCGGCCTCGCGGCCCTTACCCCCGTGTTCGGCGAGGTGTACGCTAACCCCGCTGCGACGCAGCGGTCCCTGGACGACATCTTCTTCGATGTCGAGGGGTGGCTGGCGGACGAGGTCGCAAAGACGCTCACGACCTACGAGAACACCGCGTTCACCACGGGAACGGGCGTAGCGGGAACGTCGCCAAAGGGCCTGTTCGCGTACACCACGGCGCTGACCGCCGACGCTTCCCGTGCGTTCGGAGTGTTGCAGCACGTCGCCACCGGCGCCGCTGCGGACTTCGACACCGCCACGGCGACCGTCAACCCCGCCGACGTCCTGATCGACGCGGTGCAGGCGCTCAAGCAGGGCCACCGCACCGGGGGGTCCTGGATGATGAACCGGGCGACCCTCGGCATCTGCCGCAAGTTCAAGGACTACGTCAATGGCGCGTACATCTGGCAGCCGTCGATCGCCGCCGGCCAGCCGTCCACGCTTCTCGGGTATCCGCTCATCGAGAACGAGGACATGGCGGGGATCGGCTCCAACGCGCTCGTCGCGGCGTTCGGGAACTTCCGGACGGCGTTCGGGATCTACGACATCGGCCCCGGCGTGCGGGTGCTTCGTGACCCGTTCACCTCGAAGCCGTATGTCCTGTTCTACACGACCAAGCGGGTCGGCTCGATGCTGCTCGACTCCGAGGCCGTAAAGATCGTCAAGTGCGAGGCGTAGTCAACCATCCTGACGACGGGGGGCGCAGTCCGGCCCCCGTTCCATTTACCGGAGGAATCGATACGAGGAAATATCTGATCCTGCTTCTCGCGTTCCTGCTGATCGCCCCGGTCGTATACGCCGCCGGCGGCGGGAGCGACCTGCACCACAACATCAGCGCCGCCATCGTCATCGCCGGAACCACGGCGACAGATAATACCCCGGCTGTCGGGGCCATCATCGATACCAATGGATGGGGCGCTACCGAGTTCATCATCTATTCGGGAACGATCACCGACAACACGGACACCCTGACTCCGCTTCTGGAGGATTGTGCGGCCTCCAATTGTTCCGATGCCGCTGCCGTTACAGATGCGAATTTACTTGGCACCGAGGCTTTAGCCTCGTTCGTCGGTACGGAAGACGACACGGTTAAGTATCTTGGATATATCGGGAACAAGCGTTATTTGCGTCTCACGATTACACCTGGCATTGCGACCTCCGCAGTGTTTGGCGCGGTTGCCGTTCGAGGGTATCCGCAGGTACGGCCCATCCGGTAGGAAAAGTGATCCGCCTGTGAGCTGGGGCGGTACCCCTGACGCCCTGGTTACGATCGAAAAACGGAGGGAACCGGCATGGCAGCGACAGTCCAGATCCATGAGATGACCGCGGCTGGGACCGGGGTCGACAAGACTTCTGGCACCATTCGCTTCAAGGCGTCGGAACGTACATCGACCGCCGCGACGAACGCCGATAGGAAGTCGTCCATCAAGTCGTCCAGTTGGAGAAAAACAAGCACTCCCACGAACCGGTACAGGGGGCATTAAATGGGGTTGACCTTGATAACACCCGCAGCCGAAGAGCCGATCACCGTCGCGGAGGCGAAGGCGTCTCCATCCCTGCGCGTTGCCGTCGCGACCGACGACACGGACATCGGATCTCTCATCGCGACGGCGCGGATGCAAGTGGAGGATTACACCAGTCACGCGCTTGTCACGCAGACGTGGGAACTTGTGCTCGATGGGTTCCCGACCGGTGGTATTAAGATCCCCGTCCCTCCGCTGCAATCGGTGGCGTCGATAAAGTACATCGACACAGACGGTGTGGAGCAGACGCTGGACACCTTGCTGTACGCCGTAGATTCGGACTCTATCCCGGCGCTGGTCGTCCCGGCCTACGGGGAGACGTGGCCCGCTACGCGGGACGAGATCAACGCGGTCCGGGTGCGGTACGTCGCGGGGTTCGGAGCAAAGGCCGACGTGCCGGAGGACATCAAGACCTGCATCAAGTCCATCGTCGGCGCGACCTACGACAACTCGCAGGGGATGATCGGCGGGCAACAGATGATCCCGCTGGACGACATCATCGAGAAGATCCTACGGCAGTTCGTGAAGAATTATAGATACAAGGCGATTCAGTTCTGATGCGATCCGGGGACCTCAGACACAGCGTCGATTTGCAATCTACAGCCTCCGTGCCGGACGGCATGGGGGGTGATACTTTGACCTGGAGCACTCAGGCCACTGTCCGCGCGGCGATCTGGCCGGTGTCCGTCAAGGAACAGGTCCGGGCGGGAGCGGAGACAATGGTCGGGACGCATAACGTGAGGATCCGATATCTGCCCGGCGTCTCGGCTGCGTGGAGGGTGAAGTTCGGGGCGCGGTACTTCTCTATCGTCTCCATCGTGGACCATGAAGAGCGGAACGTCCAGATGGATCTTCTCTGCCGGGAGGTGATGGCGTGAACGACCTGTCGATGAACCTCATGCGGAAGGTTGTGAACGAGCATGGGCTGCGCTCCGGCAAGACGGTTGTTGATGTCGGTAGTTTCGATGTCAACGGGACGTTCCGTGCGCTGTTCGATAACGGGTATGTCGGATCCGACCTCCGGCCAGGTCCGAACGTCGATGTGATCGTAGGGTCGCCGGAATGGGATGCGCTGAAGGGCGTTGATGCGGTGATCTCGGGCAACACGCTTGAGCACGTGGAGGATCCCGCAGCATTGCTGTTGCAGGTATGCGAGTTGCTGAAGCCAGGGGGGTTGCTTATCCTTCAGGCCCCGTCCGATGGCCCGCTGCATAGCCCGCCGTGGTATCGGAACTATTCAGAGGAAGACTTGACGGGTCTCGTGCGCGGTTCGGGGTTCACGGTGCTGTCGAGCGAGGTAGACCCTCATCCCGAGTTCCTTATCTGCACCTGCGTCGCGAAGAAAGATCGCACCGTGAAGAAGAACTTTCGTGGAAGGGAAGACGATTGAAAAATCTGTCGTCAGCCCTGTTCACGAAATTCACCGGATCCGCCTTCTCCACGTCCGTCGGCGGGCGACTCTATAAGCACCGCGCGCAGCAGAATCCTACGTGGCCGTATGCGGTGTACTACATCATTTCCGATATGCCGAGGGATACGTTCACGGACAAGCTGGAAGAGGTCCTGATCCAGTTCTCGGTGTTCTCGCAGGCCTCCGGGTCCACGGAGATAGAGGACATCGTGGCGAACCTGAAAAGCCTGTACGACAACTGCTACCTGACGATCGCCGGTAATACGCATATTCAAATGGACCGGCAGAATGCATCACTTGTAAGCGGCGAGGAGGATGTTGCGACTGGCGCCGGGAAGTATTGGCAAGCGGATGTGGATTACGAAATCTCCATGCAGAAATCATAAAGGGAGGTCCGATGGGGGCATACCCCGAGTCTAAACTCGCGCATCAATACTGCGTGGGGAAAGGGTTGGAAATCGGCGGGTCGGCGCATAATCCTTTCGGGCTGAATACCATGAACGTCGACATCACCGATTCGATGGACACGTCGTTCAAGCGGGAGGAGATGGCCCGATGCGGACGGGCACTCCCCGTGGATATCGTCGCTCCCGGGGATGCGATCCCCGTGCCGGATGATAGCCAGGATTTCATCGTCAGTTCTCACGTGCTGGAACATTTCACCGATCCAATCAAGGCCCTGATCGAATGGGATCGCTTGATCCGCACCGGCGGGATCATCCTGATGATCGTCCCGCACAAGGACAGGACGTTCGACCACGAGAGGGAGCGCACTCCGCTTCAGCACCTGATCGACGATTACGAGAATGGAACAACGGAATCCCACGGCGACCCGAACGGGCATGAGCACGTTTGGATACCGAGCGACCTGCTTGAACTGGTTCGGTGGATGAAGAACGAAACCGGCGTACGGTGGGAAGTCGTTCAGGTCCACAACGAAGATGACAAGGTCGGCAACGGGTTCACGGTCGTCATCCGGAAGAAGGCGCCACGCTACAGCGCGACCAGGGGGACGAAGTTCTCGTTCGGCGTTCTGGTAAACGACATCATGCGGCTCGACCTGGTATTCCGGCAGTCGCAACTCGACCCGTCCATCCCGTGCCACACGATCAAGATGCCGGACTCGGCGACGGAGGGGCTGAACAGGCTCCTCGACGTGATCGAGGCGGAGGGGTCGGATATAGCGGTTTTGGCGCATCAAGACATGTACTTCCGCCACGGGTGGATCGATCAGGTAGAGGAACAACTGGCGAAACTGCCGGAAGACTGGACCGTCGCTGGGCCTATCGGGAAAGACATGGGCGGGAGGTACTGCGGCAAGTTCCACGACATGCGCACCCCGTCGCATTTCATCGGGAAGCATGAGTATCCGCATCCGGCGAGCTGCTTCGACGAGTGCGTCATCCTCGTGAACATGAAGAAGGGGTTCCGGTTCGATACGCGGCTTAAAGGATTCGACCTGTACGGAACGATGGCGGTGTTACAGGTGTGGGAGACGGGCGGCTCCGCATGGGTTATCGACGCCTTTTGCGAACATTACTGCATGAGGTCGTTTGAGTGGTATCCGGATCAGGCGTTTCAGGAATCGTTCCTGTGGCTTCATTCTCGCTTCCCCGATGCGCCACGGATCGACACAACGGTCCTCGGCGTTCCTCAGAAGGGAGATCCTCCCCGGTGGGATAGGACGCAAGAGGCGCTGTCGGAACAAATCATCGCGCACGAGGAGGCATTGGGGGGCGTGCAGGCTTAATAATCAAGGGTTCAAGTATCCCGAGGGTCGCCCGGTGGTGGCCCTTTTTGTTTGCGGCGCAGTTCAACAACTAAATAAGGAGGTACGAATATGTCCGCGATTGGGGGCCGTCTGGCCGCTGTGCGCTACGGCGCAAATCTGGTTGCAGGAATGGGAACTTGGACGCTTTCCGGTTTCGTCCCCGACGTTCTGGAGGCGACAGCGTTCGGAGACACCGTGAAGACGTTCGTGGAGGCGGGGATCGGCGACGGCGGTACGTTCTCCTTCTCCGGGAACTACGATCCGGCGGACACCAACGGGCAGGTCGCGCTGAACGCGCTGGCGAACACGGGCGCGGAGTTGACGAACCTGTACTTCTACGAGTCCACCTCCGTCTTCTGGAGGGTGGCGGCAGGCGGGAAGCTCATCATCACCAAGTTCGGCGGGATCCAGCTGGCGAAGAACGCCCTTGCCACGGTTTCCTTCGAGGGGAAGGTTTCCGCGAAGGCGATGGAGCGCGTCGTCTAATTCAATCGAGGAGGGTCTATGCGGTTCGACTTATCAGAAGAAACGCAGGGAGAATGGTTCAAGTTCTTCCGGTCTGAGATCAAGGAAAACGGGGAGACGTTGTACCTTGAGCCGGAGGCAGATGCGGGAAGGGTCTGCCTCCGGACCGCATCCCCGGAAGTCATCGAGTCCATCCAGTCGCAGACGAGGAAGAAGACGGCGGAGTTCGTCCGCAACTCGTCGACGCGGGCGATGGAGCGGGTTGTGTATTTCGACCAGACGCCCGCGCAGGAGAAGCGGGAGCGGGAACTGATTTGGGATCATGCGATCCAGGCGTGGGAGGGGATGTTCGATAAGGATGGGATGGAGATTCCCTGCACGCTGGAGAACAAGTTGAAGCTGATGAACATCCCCATGTTCGCCAGGTTCGTCGGACGATGCCTGCAGCTCATCACCGGGGCGGATGCGGGAGCGGCGGAGGGGGCGGAAAAAAACTCATAGAGGTCGCGGAGTGGCGGGTGGATTATCAACCCAACTGTGACGCCTGCCGCGACCTCTACGGGCGCCGTGATCCGCCGCAGGAGCCGCCCTGCGATACCTGCCGGCCGGTAATGCTCGATGAGAACGAGGACGCCATAACGATTTACTCCCTCGTGCAGAATCAGTGGATCATGGGACAGGGCGGTCCGGTAGATATAAACCACCTGGCTGTATGGGAGGCGATTGACCGGCATCCGGTAAAGGACGGGCTTGCGACGTTCAGGAAGATCCTCGCGCTGTCGCGGTGGATGCTCGGAAGGATCAACGAGCAGAGGGAGAAGTAATGCGGATTGCCTCGTGGAACCCCGAAGAGTTCGCCCCGGAGATATTGAGCAACTGCATGGAGCGCATCGAGAAGGCCGCTGTAGTTGTGCGCGATGCGGCGCGGGCGAAGATGACGGGGTTCAAGTACACATGGAAAGAGCACGGTCCGTACAGCACCGGCAAGTACCACGGGCAGGTATGGACGGCGAGGGATTACAACGCCCTGAAGGAAACGATCCGCGTGACAAAGAAAAAGGAGTCCGGCCTGACGGGGGGATTCGGGTACAAGGCGGCGAAGAACATGAACGTGTGGATCATGGCGGGGAATTACAAGACATGGTATGCCGTGCAGGTCGAACGAGGAAGAGGGGAGTGGCGGGGCAAGCCGCATCCGTTCCTTCGCCCTGCGTTTCAAGAGAGTCAGGATAAGATCAAGTCCATAGTGGAGAACGGGTAATGGCCGGAAAACCTGTTGGAACAATGTTCGCGGAAATCGGCCTGGATTCCACCAAGTTAGAGCGCAGTCTTGAGTCAACGCACAAAAAACTCGTCGACGGAACGATCAAGGTAGAGGATTCCTACAAGTCCCTCGGGATCAAATCAGATCAGGTCTATGAGCAGATGCGGCGGAACGCCACCGCCGCGGTGGATTTCATCAAGAACAAGACACTCTCATCGAAGGAAGAGATCGTCCGTGCAGAGCAGGCAGCAGCGAACAGGATCAAGCAGATAAACGAGCAGCAGTACGGCGCCCACGTTTCCATGCTCGACAAGATGAAGCAGAACTGGATCGCAACCTCCGCCGTCGTACTCGCTGCGTGGGCGGCAGTCAACAAGGCGATGGCATGGGCCGAACTCGGCGCGAAGGCTATGCAGGCTGAGGAGTCCTTCCGCATCGTCGCCGCATCCGCTGGGGAATCCGCCGACAAGATCCTCGCCGGAATGAAGCGGGCCGCCGCCGGAACGGTTGACGATTCCGACATCATGCAGAAGGCCGTCAAGGGAATGGTATTGGGTTTGAAGGGCGACGAGATGATCAAGATCATGGAGGTTGCCCGTACATCCGCGAGGGTGGCCGGCGAGGACGTGGTAACGGCGTACGAGGGGATCACGGATGCGATCGCCACGCAGATGCCGAAGGCGCTGAAACGGTACGGCCTGATTACGATGGACGAGATGGCCCTCGTGAAGCGGGCGATGAAGGAAGGGATCGAGGACGTTGACCTGTACACGCTGGCGATGCTGAACGCGGGCATCCAGGCGGAGAAGATGGGGCAGATGCATCGGAACGCGGCGGAGAATATCCAGGCGTTCCACGCGCAGGTAAAGGAAATGAAGGAGTCGTTCGGTAAATTGACGATATCCGTTGAAACA